AACGGGTGTCTGAGGACAACCGGGATGCACTGCTTGATTTGAACGAATGGCTGCAATGCGAAACCGACGATCTGCCACCCCGGCGCGGGCCGGTTGTGATCGGGCTGGATCAGGGCCAGTCGGCATCCATGAGCGCCGTGGCCTATCTCTGGCCAGACACGGGACGGCTGGAAGCGTGGGGCGCGTTCGGCACTGTCCCGACACTTGAGGCCCGTGGGCAGGCGGATGCTGTGGGCGATCTTTACACCCAGATGCACAAGCGCGGCGAACTGGCGTTGATGGGGCAGAAAACCGTGCCGCTGGCGCAATGGCTGCGCCGGGTTGTCGGTCACGTCGAGGGCGAAACGGTCGCGGCGATTGTCGCGGATCGGTTCAAGCAATCCGAGATTGGTGACGCCCTGGCAGAAATCGGCAACCGCGCGCCGGTCATATGGCGGGGCATGGGGTTCAAGGACGGCAGTGAGGACGTGGAGCGGTTCCGGCGGTTCGTCTTCGATGGCAACCTGCACGTTTCCGAAAGCCTGCTGTTGCGTCACGCCATTGGCGAAGCGGCGGTGTTCATTGATCCGGCCGGAAATTCCAAAATCGTAAAGGGCCGTTCGATGGGCCGGATCGACGCCGCTTGTGCCGCTGTTCTGGCGGTTGCTGAGGGCGCGCGGATCATGGGCAGGCCGCAACACAAAGGAGGGCGCATCGCATGGGGATGACTTCTACCGCCACGAGGCTGATTGCCCGTTTTGGGCAGGCTGCAACACTCACAAAACTGGGCCCACCGGCTGGCCCACCGTGGGCACCTGTTCCCGGTGCGCCGGTCAATCACACCGTGACAGTGGCGGTGACGAATTACACGATTGAGGAAATTGCCGGGCTGTCCATCGCGGGCGATGACCTGCGGGTGTTCATGACGGCAGGTGTTGCCCCGAACACGTCCGACACGCTGACAATCGGCGGGGTCAACTATGGCATCCACCGCGTCGGCGTCCTGGGGCCGGATGGCGTAGTAATTTGCTACGAATTGCAGGTGCGGCGATGAGCAATCTGCGCAACGAATACAAACGGCATAGCGCCAAGGTGACGCGCGGCCCGCGCTGGAAGGCCCTGCGGATGCAGGCGCTGGACCGTGACAACTGGCAATGCGTCCAGTGTGGCACCCATAAGCGGCTGGAATGCGACCATATCCTGCCCGTCAAGACACACCCCGAACTGTCTTACACCCTGTCAAATTTACAGATTCTTTGCGGTGCCTGCCATGCCCGCAAGACCCGAATTGAGGTGGGGCACAAGCCTCTAACCCCAAAGCGCCAGCAATGGCGCGATCTGCTGCGCAATATGCAGCGAAACCCTACCGAGCAAAAGGAAAATCACCATGCTTGATTCACTGAAAATCACACGGCGTCAGTCGGAAATCCGTCAGCAACTCGCTGGCCTTGTGGGCAAGGACACCCCCACAACGGACGAAACCCGGTCCATGGAAACGCTGGATGCAGAATATCGCACCAACGAAACCCGGTTCCGGGCGGCTCTTGTCTCTGAGGACGAACAACGCACCGAAGCCAAAGGCGAACTCGAAACCCGTTCCGAAAACGAATGGAATGCGATCATGTCCGGTTTCGAGATGCGCCAAGTCGCGCTGTCTCTGGACGAAGGCCGTGCCCTGTCTGGCCAGACGGCGGAGATCGTCACGGAACTGCGGTCGCAAGGCGGCTATCGCGGCATTCCCGTGCCCTACGCGGCGCTTGAAACGCGGGCGGGCGAAACCATTGCCAGCGGCGCCCCTGACCCGATTGTCACCCGTCCATTGATCGAACGCCTTTTCCCTGCATCTGTGGCGGCGCAAATGGGCGTCCAAATGATCAACATTGGCACGGGTGGGCAGGAAACGCCTGTGACGACCTCGGCAATCTCTGCGGGTTGGCAGGCAACGGAAACGGGCACCGTGCCGGGGCCGTCTGCTTATGCAACATTGGACCGCCCTTTGAAGCCTGATCACACGCTGGGCATCCAGATGCGGATCACGCGCAAGACGTTGCTGCAATCTGGATCGGCTCTTGAGCAAGCCATTCGCCGCGATGTGAATGGCGCAATGGCGCAAGAAATGGACCGGGCAATCTTTAACGGTTCGGGGTCCAGCGGCGAGCCTACCGGCGTATTCACCGGCGCGACGGCGTGGGGCATCGAAGAAACCGCTTTGGATGCGGTGGCAACATGGGCGGCGTTCCGAACTGAGGTTGTGGCCTTCATGGCGGCAAACGCGGCAACTGGGCCAAATGCGGTGCGCCTGCTTATCCGTCCTGAAGTCTGGGACACGATGGACGGCACGTTCATTTCCGGCACTGCTGTGACCGAATGGGAGCGCCTGATGAAATACATCGGCAGCGTTTCAATGTCGCATAATGCCTTGCCTGATCCGGCCGGCACACCACTGGCAACTAAGGCGTTGCTGACGACATCGGCGGGCGGTGTCGCGCCTGTGTTTGTCGGTCTCTGGGGCGCGGTGGATCTGATTCGTGATCCATATTCGGATGCACAATCCGGCGGGCTGCGTCTGACGGCTCTGAGCACGATGGATACGACTATCAGCCGCGCGGTGCAGTCGCGTGTTCTGACAGGCATCGAATAATGTTTGAGGGCTTTGCAGGCGGCGGTCTGGAACTACGCAAAAGGGCATCCGGTGCGTTGGCATTGCAAGGCTCTTTTCCATACGGAAAACGCGCCGTCCTGTCCGATGGTGGCAGGACGGGGCGACCCAAAAAAGAAGTGATTGCCCCAAAGGCTTTTGCTTACCGGATCAACACCCCGTCCGACCACGGCGGCAAGAAAGACATTCACCTGCTGTCTGGTCATGACTTTGGCAAGCCTCTGGCATCGGTTCGGTCTGGCACTTTGGACATAACTGATAGTGAGGCCGGGGTGACGTTCACGGCGACGATAACGCCTGAAATGCAAGAGGTATCCTATGTGCGGGATATTTTGGCAGGCATCGCGGCGGGGCTGACCCTTGGCATATCGCCGGGGTTTCGCCTGCCACCCAAGCGGGCGGTTCCTGAGCCTGAAAAGATCGAGGATGAGGGCAGCGATCCTGAGAACGGCGAACACAACGCCATTATCAGGACGGTGCTGGCGGCGCTTTTGTATGAGCTGAGCGTCGTGACCCGGCCCGCATATCCCGACGCGCAAGTCGAACAACGCAACTGGACGGCGGGGGGCGTGATCCTGCCAGACACCGGCCTGCACCGCACCATGCAGAGATGGAGGGCGTGATGATTGATCTGATCAAACAATTCGAGGACACCCCAGCGGAGTATCCCGACGCGCCCGCTGGCCTGTCAACGGCGGCGGCGGCGCTTGATGCTGCGATGATCTGGGCACGGATCGAGGACTATACCGCGCACCGATGGACCGTGCGGGAGGTTGTCTGGACACTGACAGGAAATGGTGGCGATCAATTCCACCCGCGTCTGACGCCCGTGGTGTCGCGTGTCGCGTCTGTCTGGACAGACGAGGCTTGGGAAGACGTCACGCTGCTGGACGGGCCTCTGGGCGTCTGTCTGCCGCGTGACGGCACCTATCGGATCACGGCGCAGGTTGGCGCGGGTGTCGTGCCTGCACCTGTCTCTGAGGCGTTCCGGCGGTTGGCGGAATATCTGGCCGATGATCCGGGCACGGCGGGGGCGTCCCGAACGTCCGTCGAAATCGGCCCGATCAAGGAAGCGATGGACCGCAACCCGGCGTGGGTGGCCAAGGCAATGCAAAATTCAGGCGCTGGCGATCTGCTGCGCAATTATCGGAGGGCGCAGTGATGTGGCCATTTAAGCGAAAAGAACCTGCCATTGAACACCGATCCAGCGGCACGGGATACACCACGCAAGTGATGCAGGCGCGGGCTGATTATATCAGCGGCGTTGATGGCGTGGCCGAACTGACGGGCACGGTGCAGGGGTGTGTGAGCCTCTGGGAAGGCGGCTTGAGCCTTGCGGACGTGGACGGCACCGACATGCTGACACCGCGCGTCCTGGCCCTTGCGGCCCGCGCGTTGGCCATGCGTGGTGAGGCGGTGTTCGTGATCAGCGACACCGGCCTGTTGCCCTGTTCGGATTG